AAGCAACCGCTATCGATCCCAAGAGACCTATAGCGGCTACTACTTTCTCATTTGCACGAACTCTTTCAGTGAGCTCCTTCTGTTTCTCCAGTAATCTCTCCACTTGAGATTCCAATACTGCTATCTTCACTTTGCTCATTTGGATACCAAGTATCATACATGAATATGTAGTAAATTGCAATTCCTACAGAAACTAATAGGATTGCAATCATTATATTAACTGAGTGTACTACTTCAGACATATGCCTGTGCTGCTAACCAAGTTGATAAACTTAAACATGTACCCATGATGGTAAGTCGGCTCATCCACCACATTATTTCATGTTTCATGATTAATGTCCCATTGGTATTCCAGATGACATCAGTTTAGAGATGTTATCCACCTCTTCACTGGTACAGTAATCAATAAAATGAGGATGCTCCTTTAGATAGGAAACATCCTCTTTACTGTGTTGTATTGCTTCATATGAATCTGCAGCGTACTCGCAGATTTCAAAATGATGTTGTTGTAGGTCATGATAACCTACGGTGTAATGTCTTTGTTGAGTCAGGGGCATGATTTTTCAATCCCATACTAATGTTATTTATTATACCATATGAGTATAATTACGCATCAATGTGTTGACTCACAAACACTGTTAGGGTATCAAATCAAAATTGTTTAGGATGGGTTACAACATCACCATGTATCTCACCAATGTCATCTATATGTGCATGATCAATATCAACATGTAGACCCTTTTCATAATAATCAGCAATTCTCTCTAGAGCATTTGCTATACGAACTAATTCATCACTCATAATTTAAGTCCAATTGGTGGCCGTTATCTCAATACTATTATCCGTCATTTCCCACTCTTCGGCAACCTCCCATCCCATATTTTTAACCACATTGTAAATTGTCATACGTGCATACTGTTGAGTAACCTTATCTACAAACCTAGAAGGAGGGACATCAAGATTCCAAGTAACATGATCAGAATAAAGATCATAAGTCTCGGTTTTTTCATTCCAACGAAATCCAATATCGTTTGATATAGCAACTTCCGCATGAACCACAGGATGATCCTCAGCGTGACTAGGATTTGTAATAACCAACTCCTGATCTTCCTGTACATCATATTGAAGAAGTTGAAGTGCTTCTATAAGTTCAGGTTTATTCTTAATCTTGGTTTTAATAGTACTAAAATGAGACATTGTTTGTATTAATTGTAATATCCTTCGTTAAATCTAATTCATTATTATAGTATTCAGTACTATATACTCTATTTTCTAAATCGCCAAGTTTAATCTCAATATCTTTAGTCAAATCTACACATGCACTTCCAGAAACGTTATACACTTCTTGAGTCACATTACCATCCTGACTGATGGAGAACTTGATAGTTTCTTTGTTAGACATAATTTCTTAAATGGTTTATTTAGACTTCTACTAATTCCATTCTCGTTTTAATTGGCGAATATCGGATGACCCAAATAAAGCCTTACATTTAAATTCCGCATCTTCCCGTAAATTGGATGAACATATAAATTCAACCTTTTGTAATCTATTACTTGGTAATAGTATTTGGGCAGACCATCGAATCATAGAAGTATTGCACCGATTATAAACCCTTTGGCAAATGCAAGACAGAGCATTTGATAATCTGTTAAATTAAACTTATCTTGAATTTTCTTTGCCCATGCCTTATCCCAATCTTTAACTTTAGTGAAAGTTTCTTTAATATTAAGGTTCCACATTTTCTTCCTCCGATGGATAACCAAGAGATTTATATTCAAGTTGTTTCTGTAGAAACGTAACTTGATTTTTAAGGTTTTTGTTTTCCTTTTCTAGAATCTCTATATGTTCTTGATAGACAATAATCATATTTTCGAGTCTAAGGTTTTCAGATTCAACATCCCAGTCCACATTATACCATATAAATGGGAAGTATTAGTATTTAATGATTTAATTATCGCTTTATTATTTCGGCAATCCTGATATTTCTAGTGCAGCTTTTGCAACCAATGGATCATCTCCAAGTGCTTTAATTGAATCTCTTGTTACTTCTGGTAATTTTTCTACTCTTTTCATAAACTCAACATAGTTCTTTTCTTCCTTCACACCAGGCCTACGATCACCTGCCTTTGGTTTCTTAGGAGTACCTTTTGGATTACCCTTATAATACTTAGTCTCTTCTCCAAAAGAATTACTCATGTCATTAACATAAGTTTCACGTTCTTTCTTTTCAAGTTTTTTTCTAGCTATGTTACCAGCATCTCTACCAAAATCATGTTTCTTTGGTTCTGGTTTTTTACCAACACGTTTTACCATCTGCATTATACCTTCTATCATTTCACCTTTAGGTACATATCCTGACATATACATTGCAGCTTTAGCACGATATTCACCACCCTTTTCCTTTTTCTTGAAAACATTCTTAACTTTGTCTACTGCCTTACCAACAGGGCCCTTTACTCTAGATGCATCAGTCATTCCTGATTGATACATAGATGCTTTAGCATCATATTCACCTTCACCAAGAACTTCACTCTCTGGAATCAATCTTCTTAAATCTGGATCATCTACATTGCCCTTATTACTATTACTTGACTTAACCTCTTTAATATCAGGAAGTCCAGTATTAGGATTTCTTTCTTCCTTACTCTCAGCAACTCTAATTAATGGTTGATTGGGTTGACTCTCTGATGCATAATGAACCATAACAGTTGCATCTGGATATACCTTATGTACTTGAACCTCTACTTCCTTTCTACTTGGAAATTTTGAGCCAGGGAAAAATAACTGAAGATGATAATACTTACCTCTCCATCTCAATGAAACTCTACAAACTTGTCCAATTTCATTGTAACGTTCAACCTTCTCGTGAATATCACCCAACAAGTCTTTATAGTATTTTCCATCAAATGTGGATAAAATTTCTTTGTAGTCTTTCATCTCTATTGTATCTTGGGACACAGCTAGTCTCTTTCTATTTAGAGATTTACATAAATACATGAAGTCTTATATTCTACTATGAGAAGAATATTTCCTCTCATTATGCTTTTGATGACAGGTGCTGCAGTAGCACCAGCTCGTGCTGACCTGACCCATAGAATGACTTCCTCGACTCAGTTGCAGGTTAACGGAGCTTATACTGATGCAACTCGTATAGGTAGTACTTATACAGTATCTGGTTCTAATATCAAAGTGGCCAGTGAAAACGATCACTTTGCTAAATTAACTGCTGGTACTGCTACTGCTGCAGCAACACTAGACGTTGGTGCATACGATATCAATACAGCTGGCTCAGCATTCACGTTTAGTGAAAGCTGGACTCAAGGAGACGTAGTAAATGCTATAGGTTCTGGTGCGGATGTGACCAGTGGTGTCGTGGCTGACTTACCAGCATATGGCGAAGTCTTAACGATGTCTGGTGGTGTCGCAGGTAGTTTAGCTGGCACGATTACCTCAGCTGGCGTGACAACACTAACTGCTGGCGGGGCTGGCACCACGGCTACTGGCCAATTCGTGACCGAGATAGAACTTAGGTAGTCATGAAACGCATACTAACAGTATTACTACTGATTAGTGGTACAGGTGCTGCAAGAGCAGTTCCTGTGGTGCCAAATTTTACTCAAGGCTCGATGACTAGCCATACTGAAACTACGTCTACCGTTACAGAGACGATTAACAGTATGGACTATAACACAGGCTGGCAGTATGTAGTGACTGGCACCAACGTAGAATCAAATGGAAATCTAACACCAACAGGTGCTGGATCAATTAATGCAACACAAGTATCATTAGACGGAGTGACTTCGACATGGAACGGATTGAATCTAACAGACAGACCAGAATTCTCGATAGTAACGCCAGGAGCAGCCTTTCAATTTACGGAGAGCTATCAAGGGCCAGGCCTCTCAAATCACACCGTCATACAAAGAACGACAACT